AGCTGTAGCTATTCAGCCAAGAGGCACGGCTTCGACTTCACGAGATTATATTGTACAAGGTGTACAAAGTGTGGGTATGAGTTCCACCTTCACTCTCGATCAAGTGTTTGAATTAGGTCAAATTGAGATCTATGAAAACATTGAGCAAATTGCTGATGTGGAAGTAACTATCGAGAAGGTTATTGATGGTTACAAATTAATTTATGACTTAGCGACTCAGGGTAATTGTAAGACAGACCTTGTAGCGGCTTCAAAAAGTCGAAGTGATGTTTTGGTTGCTATTTATGATGATGGTGTATCACATGCTACAGGTGTTCCTAAAAATGTGTGCTACAACTCAGGCATGTATGTAAGTTCTGTGGCTTATAGCTATAGTGTGGACGGTAGTGCTACTGAGTCTGTTACTATGGTTGGTAATGATAGATTCTGGCATAACATTGGTCAGGTTAACGGTGCTCAGAAGAGTCCCTTGGCTGGTGTTATTAATGTAGCACCAACGGGTATTTGGACATCTGGTACTACCACTGGTAATCCAACATACGCATTCAACTCTGGATTAGATGCTCCAAAATCGGGTGTTGTTCGTAAGGTTAATGTCGATTTAGCCAATTCAACATTACCTTATGTAGTCAAATCTCAACGAGGTGATGACACTGCCTTTGCATATGGTGGTGCTCATATTCAAAGTATTAATGTTAGTACTGACTTTGGTCAAGAAAACATTCAGGAACTCGGTCGGTTTGGTCCTTATCACAGATACGCGACCTTCCCAATTGAAGTTACTTGTGAGTTTGAAGTTATTGCAACTTCTGGTGACCTAGTAAATGTTTCTGGTAATGCTCCCAACCTTGCAAATGAATCAATTACTATTAAAGACGAAGCCGGTACAGTTCTCAACTTAGGAACTAAGAATAAGCTATCTTCTGTTTCTTATTCTGGTGGTGACACTGGAGGAGGAAATGCAACAATTACTTATTCATATAGTAACTTTAATGTATTAACTGTTCAGGGTGGTTCTCTCAAGGCTTTTGATGCTGCTGAGGGGTAGTAATATATTAGTTCTGTGAGATTGTTTGCGATAGCCATATAAATTTAGGACTGTGGCGAGTGAACACAATTAGGAAAAATGGATGGATATTTCTTATGAAAAGATTTTGTATAGAATAATCAAAGGTCGCCTACGCATCAAGCTGGGCGATCTTATTCTATATGTAAAAGAGCCTACAGATGATATCTTAGAAGAATCATATGAGATATATGACGAGGCTTATAATAAAGCATATTTTAACAATATCTTGCTTAAGAAGGATTTGAAGGAGATACTATTTTATCGCGATTTATGGTCACCTGACGATGATAAAAGAGTAAAGGAGATAGATAAACAGGTAGAGGATCTTAAAGTCGAGGCTTATAAATCTCATTTTGATCGCAGAAAAGTACAAGGTATCAAAGGCCATATAAGGTTTTTTGAAAAAGAGCGGGGCGAGATAAAGTCTAAAAATAAATCATTAGATCATATTTCGTGCGAGGGTTTGGCGGATTTTGCTAGATCTGCATGGATTGTAGAATCGTCTACAGTTTATCAAGATGGGGGTTGTTATGACTGGATGCATTGCAATTTATCAGACGTGATGAGTATCGTATCTCAGAAAAGCATCCATCCATTAGATTTTAGAATGATTGCAAGAAATGATCCTTGGAGGGCTATGTGGATGATTGGTAAAACGAGTGGCAACCTACTAGGTAAATCTAGCACTGAATTTACTGTTAATCAAACTCAACTATGTTCATATTCTTTTATGTATGACAATGTCTATGAGAGTGGTGAACGGCCCAATGATAAAATTATTGAGGATGATGATTTATTAGATGGCTGGTTTATAGTTCAGCGTAGGAAATATGAAAAGGACAAAAAACAACAAGAGGTTGATGCCCTAACTAGCAATCCTAAAATTGCTAATTCTCAAGAAGTTTTTGTAATGGCTTCTAATCAAGACTCGGCAAACGAGATATACGATTTAAATGATGTAGTGGGCAGGTCTACCATACATAATAGAAATGCTCAAATCGACGAAGCTGGTAATTTAGATTTCAGACAACTGCATGATATACAGAGGGATATGGCTATGCAGGGTCAACAAGAAGGTCTTAACAAAATAAGAGGAAGGTAACATGGATAATAAATTTTTACAAAAATCGCTTGATTTAAAACAAGCAAGGGAAGAACGGTACAAAGATATTTCTAGAGATAAACTCTTTAAAGCATCTAAAAAGAAAATTCAAACAACTATGATCGGTGCTTTATCTACCATAGAAGAACAGTTTGGATTTTTATGGGGTTTTGATATATCTGAATCAGAAAGAACGCCAGAACAGAAGAAGATACATGATATTTATGAAGATATCCGTGCAAAAATATTAGATCGTGGCAATACTCAAATAAGGCTTCTGGAAACAGAGTTTATTAATTACGACATTACTCGTAAGAAACATTTTATTAACTTACCAATGGCTCAGCCCAAAGGAGATAATGATGGTGGATAAAAAAGAAAAGACAATTGAAAGTGAAGACAAAGATGGAAATGTTGTGAAGGTGTTGATTAAGAACCCAACAGCTAAGCAATATAGAGATTCACAGGTGGAATATAATAAAGCATTTAGGACGGCTTTAGATTCTGGTGCTCTATTACGTCAAAAAATTAATGATCATATGGTTGATCAGGGTATTTGGGGCGAGGAGAAAGAAGAGAAATATCAGAAATTTGTAGAACAAATTAATCAAAAAGAAGAAATGCTTAAGGGTGGTGGTGTTAAGTTGTCTGATGCTAAAGATGCTGCTTTAAAATTACGACAATTAAGAAATGATTTTAAAGACTTAATTGCTGAACGAAATTCTCTGGATACAAATTCTGCTGAAGGACAAGCCGATAATGCTAGATTTGCAGAATTGGTACGAGTGTGCATGGTTAATCCAGATACTGGTCAGCCTTATTTTCCTGATCAGCAAGCTTATGACTCACAAACTGATCAGCCTTGGGTTGTTGAAGCTTCTGGTGAATTAGCTAATATGTTATATGGTCTTGATCCTGATTATGAAGGTGGATTAGTTGAGAATAAATTTCTCAAAGAATTTAAATTTGTTAATGACGACCTGAGATTTATTAATGATGATGGGCATTTGGTTGATTCAGAAGGTAGGCTTGTTAACGAAGACGGTAAGTATATTGCTTATCGTACTGAAGAGGGTAAAGCAAAACAAGACCCAGACGAGGTTTATTTTGTCAATGTGGATGGTGAAGAGGTGATTTCAGTCAATGATGATGATGGTAATGAGACCTGGATTAAGAAGTCTATTGCTGAACGTAAACCGTTTTTAGATGATAATGGAAAACCTATTATTTCTGAAGAAAATACAGATAAAACTACTACTAAAACTAAAACCACAAAAAGGAAAGCCAGAGCACCAAAAACGGATACTAAAACCGTTTAATTGTGTATATTCCAATAGGACTTGCATGATTCTAGGGGGAACTTTACGTGTCCCCCTTTTTTTATAGAGTGGAGCAAAGATGGCTGAGCGATTTAATCTTACTGCACAGATACAGTTACAGGCACCCACAAATACCGCACAAGTTGTTGGTCAAATTAAAAAACAGCTTAAGGGTGTTAGTGTAGACATAAAAGTCAAGTCAAATGCGTCACAAGTAGCTAAGCTTAATAAAGAACTACAAGGGGTTAGCAAATCTAGCGATGCATCTGCAAAATCTATTGGTCGCATGAATAGTAGTATTGCTCAATCTGCTAGAAGATTTAGTGTTATTACTGTCGCAACTGGGTCTTTTCTTGCTTTGGCTCGTGCTGTCAAAAATGCTACTGGGGAAGCTATTTCTTTTGAAAGAGAAGTAGTTAAAATTTCTCAGGTTACTGGCAATACTGTAAAGAGTCTACAGTCTTTAACTAAAGAAGTTACTCGGCTATCTACTAGTTTAGGTGCTTCATCTTCAGAGTTATTAAATGTTTCTAGAATTTTAGCCCAGGCTGGTTTTAGTGCATTAAAGACTAAACAAGCTTTAGAGGTATTGGCACAGACGACTCTAGCTGCTACTTTTGATAATATACAAGATACTACCGAAGGTGCTATCGCGGTTTTAAGGCAATTTTCAGATGAGGCTAGAAGAGCTGGTGGAGAGATTAAATTCTTAACATCTACCTTAGATGCTATTAACTCTGTATCTAAAAGTTTTGCTGTTGAATCGGGTGACTTAATTACAGCTATTCGTAGGGTCGGTGGTGTATTTGCTGCTACTGGTGGTAGTGTTAATGAATTGATTGCGTTATTTACTTCAGTACGTGCTACAACTAGAGAGTCTGCTGAAACTATTGCTACTGGTTTAAGAACTATCTTTACCCGCCTTCAACGTACTGATACGGTTGATCAATTGAAAGAGTTGGGTATTGAGCTACGTAACTCTCAGGGGCAGTTTGTTGGAGCGTATGAAGCTGTTCGTAGATTATCGGCTGGGTTATCTCAACTAGATCCAAGAGACGCAAGATTTAGTGATATTGTTGAAGAGCTGGGTGGATTCCGTCAGGTTGGTAAAGTTATTCCTTTAATCCAACAATTTGCAACCGCTCAAAATGCTTTAGCTGTAGCACAGAATTCTGCTGGTTCTGTTGCTAGAGATGCGGCTACTGCTCAGTTGGCTTTGGGTGTGCAAATCATTAAAGTTAAAGAAGAATTTGCTGGTCTTATACGCCAATTTACTCAGAGTGATGCTTTTCAAGATATTGCAGGTGGTGCTCTACAATTAGCTAGTGCATTTATTAAAGTGGCCGCATCTTTAGAAAATGTCTTACCTTTAATATTGCAATTGATGGCGTTGAAAATTGGTCAATCTTTAGCTCCAGGTTTAGGTGCTTTAGTTCGTGGCTCATTTGCTGCTCGGGGCAAAAACCAAGGCGGTAAAATTCACGCCTTTGCTCGTGGTGGATATGTGCCAGGAACTGGAAGTAGAGATACTGTTCCGGCGATGTTACAGCCTGGCGAATTTGTTATTAAGAAAAGTAGTGCTGCAAAATTAGGTGCTCCTACTTTAGAGGCTATGAATAATAACAGGTTCGCTAAAGGTGGCAAGCTTCAGGCGGCAAAATTAAACCGTATTGTTGATGGTGATAGTCTTAACATTTCCGCAACACCAGCAGGTGAGCCTTTTAATACTAGCAGTCGATTGATTGGATACGATGCTTACGAGCTAAGAGGTGGTAAAAAATGGGAAAATGCTTTAGGTGCTATCGCTACAAAAATGGCTCAGCAAGAATATGGCACTAAAAAGTCTGTGTTTAAGTATTTCAAAGATCATGGTAAAGATAAGTTCGGTCGTCCTATGTATCAGGACGATGCTTTTGGCCAAAAAATGTTAGCGGCTGGGGTTGCTACTAGATATAGCGGTAGTGGTCAAGGGGCCACAGGATCAGGAAAAGCTACTGAGACACAACTTCAAACCTTACAAAAATATGGCTATGGTCCGCGAGGTGGTCAGCCTAAAAAAACCCCTAAGAAAAAAGCTATGGGTGGTGGGATTTCTGGTTCCGATACAGTCCCAGCTCTTTTAACTCCTGGTGAATATGTAATTAATAAATCTGCTGCTCAGGGTATTGGTTATAGTAATCTTAATAAGATGAATCAAACTGGTGTTAGGAGATTTGCTGCTGGTGGTCCTGTTGGTGTACAGAGGTTTTCAATTGGTGGGGGTGTTGGACCAGGTGGTGGGGACAATTCAAGGCTAATAATTACTGCGATAGATAGGTTGACGAGCGTTCTACAATCCGAAGCGACAGTAATATCAAGCCATATCAAAGTGTTGAGTGATGCACTCCAAGCGTTAAAAGGAACTAACTCGGCTAGTGGTGATCCTAAAAATCCCGACGTTGTGAGCACCGCTCTTGATACGGGATTTGCGGAATTATCATCCGAGACCATAGCACTCGGGCAGGTAATGGAGGCTGTCAATGATTCAGTCAGAGACAATAATGCAGAACTAAGAAATATCGCACAAATTCTTAGTCAGAGTACTGGTGTTAAGCCATCTGAGTTTGAATATGAGGCTATGGACAGTACGGGTTTGGAGACAAGTGGTACTGTCGAAGCTTACAGTTCAGGCCAAGTTGAGGAAATGATGAGGAGTCAGGGCTTTTACGTCACAAAGCTTAATGAGCTTAGCCAAGACTCTGCTGAGATGTCTAATAGTCTTAATTCTAGTTCGAAGACACACGACACTTTAATAAAGAGTCTTTTAGAAGAAATTGAAGCAACAAAAGAATCTACTGAGGCTAAAGATGATGTTGCTAAAAGTTCCAAAAAACTCAATAAAGCACAATTGGCAGCGGCTAAAAAAACACACGAGATTCAAAAACAAATTAGAGGTGGTCATAAAAGTGAAATCAGGGCTGGGGGCGGTGGTGGTGGTCCAAGCGTTCCAGGAGGTGGTGGTGGTCGTGCTAGTGAGAATCTTGCAGGCACGATGAATCAAGTGTCTGGAGCATTAAATGGTTTGGCTACTGCTGCTATTGGTGCTACATTTATAATCGGTGGACTGATTGAAAGCTCTGGAAATTTAACTGACTCACAGAAGAAATCTGCCCAAGCTGCCGCAAATGCATTTTCTGCTCGTATAGCACTTTTGGCTCAGATCGGAAGTTTAGCACTTCAGGTGGGTGCTGCCATAGTTACCACAGTGGGTAATACAGCAGCGAAAAAAGCTGAAGCAATAGCCTCATATGCAGTGATAAAAGCAAAAATGCAAGAAGCGGGAGTGCAGATGGGTGGAAAAAACCCATTGAAAGGGCTTAAGGCACCAGTTACTAACGTAGGTAGGGCTATGTCAGGGTTAGCTGGATTGGTTGGATCAGCGGCTGGGGCTTTTGCGATGTATTCGATTATTACTTCTGTTTTGGCGGCTGAAACCGCCTATGCCGTTCAAGAATTACAAAATTTTGCCGACAAAATGAAAGAAGTTGCTGATAAAGAGTTAGAGAAGATAGGAAGTCCAACCGAAACCGCCTCTGAAACAAAATTTGTTGCAGCACAGCAAGGTCAGGTGAGTGCTGAGATAAACCAAAATATTGAAAAATCGGTTGGTGCTTTTAATAATAGCCTTGTCAAGTATTCTGCTATAGCTGCTACGGCCCTGACTAGTATCGCTGGTGCGGCAGCGTACACTGCTTTGGGATTGCAGGTAGTTCCTGTGGCTGGGCAAGTCGCGGGCTTCGCTCTTGCTGCTTTTGCTGCAACGGCTGTTATTGCTGCAGGTGTTCTCTCCTATTTTGGAAAGAGTGCGAGAGAAGAGGCTGAAAAAATGAAAGCTGTGTTTGAGCCTGCTTTGAGAGCTTCTAAGGGATTTGCAGAAGTCACGTTTAGATCTAGAAAAGCGGTAGCTGATTTTGATGAAACTATGCAGGAGGCAAAAGACGCTAACCTAGACGCGACTGGCACTTTACGTGAATTAGCTGGTGCATCTTCATCTATGGTTTCCACTTTTCGGGAAAGCTCTGATAAGCTACGAAAAGCTTCAGCAGATAGACGCGAGGCAACAAAAGCAGCCGCTGAAGCCGGTCTACTTACAGAAGGTGGCAATATAAAAGAATTGGGTCCTGATGCTACAGATGAGCAGATAGATCGTGTAGAGTTTCTTAAGTCACTGATAAAACAAGAAGAACAAGCTCACTCAGAATATAATAACATGTTGGGCAAAATGACGGCTCAAGAAGCTAACATAAGAAATCAAATTACCGCTTCCTTAAATGAAACAATCGCTGAGATTAACGAGATAGATACTACGGCGTTAAGTGGGTTTACGGGAAATATGTCAGAGTTACGTCAATTAGCGACACAGCAAAATGCTGCTGGTAAGGCGGCACGAGAAATGGTAACCTCAATTGACGCGGCTAATCAAGCATTTGAAGACATAGTTGAAGGGGAATATGCTACAAGAATAGAGAGTGTCTTAAAAGACACGAAAGGTGGCAGTCCAGGAACAGTGCAGGCGGGCAAAGATGTTGCAGCAGCGTTAGGAGAGGAAAGAGATAAAAAAATAGCACAATTTCAAGCACAGCAAACTAAGGAGCTTGCAGATTCGGCTGTAAAAATACATGAAGATACTAAAGCTAGAATATTGAATACTATGGCTTTAAGGGAACAGGAGAGGGTTATAAACGAAAGTAATAATGTAATAAGGGCGTTTAATGATGTTCTTTTAGGTGGTACAAAAACTGCACAGAACTTTGCTCAAATTCAAGATGCTACAAGTGTGCGTGCTGGTTCTGGTGGACAATTTAGTGCTATTCAGATAGATTCCAGTGCTTTAGATGTTCCTTTCGCTCAAATTGGTGAGGAAACATTGAGACTAGCTACTGGGTTAAGTAGCATTAAGTTGCCTGGGTCTGGGACTGTATTTGATGCCAGTCCAATCGCTAAGAGACTAGAAGATGCTAAAAAAGTAGCAGCCGCTATTCCAGATGCTTTTAGAGGTGTTACAACAGGGCTTGATAGAACTCTTCCTGAAGCAGTAGATGAGGTAGTAGCAAATATAGAACAAGCAACTGGTATTCAGAATTTTGAGGGCACCGATATTGGTAAGCGTTTAAGAGAACAAATTGAAGCATCATTTAAGGATTCAAAAGGTCAGGCTATTTCTCCAGCAGATTATAAACCTATTTTGGATGAAATTGCAGACTTGGCGGCACCTAGTGCGGAGGCACTTAAGAAGGCTGTCGAAGTACAAAATGTTTACTTAAGTAAAATGAGTCAAATTAATCAATCTTTGATAGACGCTCAACAAAAACTAGCAGACGCTACAGCAAATGTTACTGATGTTCAGGCTAGAGCTGCTGATAGATTAGCACAAGCCACAGGTGGCAAACGATCAACTAGGTCTAGGCAGAGAGATAGGCTAAGGGCTGCTCAGGAAAGACTTGGACCTACTGCTACTGCTGCTGGAGCAAGAGCTGGTGATGTTGCCGGAACTCTGGGGGCGGCACAACGACTTACCGCAGAAGCAAATGAAAAACGACGGGCACAGCAAGAGGTTGCATTAACAGGAGCTTCTACAGACAGAATTACTGGTGCTCAGTATACAACAGCCAACTTAGAAGAACTTGGAAAAGCTGCAAATAGTGCTTCTGCTGGAGCTGCTAAAGCCAAAGCAGAATTAGAAAGAATGGCTGATCAAAGTGCTTTAGCTGGTGATGTTATGGCTCAGATAGCCGAGGAACAAAAAGGACGTAAGCAATTAAAAGCAGCCGGGGAAAGATTTGCATTCGGTAGTGATGAGCAAAGAAAACAAATGAACACTGGTATTAAGGATATGCAAAATGCAATCATTAATGCTCAACAGGGTCGTGGTCTAGCAGGTGCTACAGAGGAGCAGAGAGCTTCTGTTTTATCTACTCTTGATCAGTTTGCCGATGTGGATATTAATGTTGGTGGTGGACAGACTGCTAAAGGAAGAGAAATAAAAGCTGAAATACAAAGACAAGAACTACTTAGACAGGGTGTTGATCCAAGAATAGCACAAGCTTCATTTGATCAAGCTTTGAAAGGCTCTAAAGAAGAACAATTATTAGGTCAGCTTGCAGCTATTGGTGAGCAGGAAAAGAACGCTGCACTAGCGTTGCGAGAGTTCGCAGAAAAAGAGGTAAACTATCTTGGCCAAATTGCAGAGAACACTAGAAACCAGTTTTCAACTGATCTGATAAACGCTTTATCACAGAATCAACCAACTCCGCAAGAACAAAAGGACCAAGCAAAGGATGACGCCACATTAAAATCACAGTTGGATGAAACTGAAGCCAACTTAGCTCAATCCATAGAAAATCAAACAAAGGCAACAGAAGCTTTAGAACAAGCGGTAAAAGACTTGCAAATAGCTAGGGATGATAGAAAAGACGCCCAGAAGGATCTTACTGATGCTACTAACAGAGACCAAGAAATTAAAACACAAAGGATAGACGCCGCTAACGCTTATATCGGTAGAATCCAAGGCGGCGACCCAAGGGATACCGGCCTTGGTTTTAACTCATTGGGAAGAGATCAAGAAGTCAGTGCATAGGATATTGAAATAGCAGGCTTGGAACCAGTCGCGGCCCCGATAATACAAGTAGGAGCAGCAGTTGGGGAAATGAGGGCGAACCAACCTATACCAGGTAAAGCTACACAGGGGGTTTTTCCAGGGTATGATCCTGAGACAGGAAAGAAATTACCACTTGGCCAGGCGAATTGGCACGGTGGACCTATTTATCGTAATGAGGGTGGGGGTATATTCCAATCCCAAGGAAGTGATACTGTTCCCGCCATGTTGACTCCAGGTGAATTTGTAATGAGGAAATCGGCTGTTGACAAGGTTGGTGTAGGTTACATGCGGCAATTGAATAGAGGTCATATTCCCGGTTTCAGAAGAGGTGGGTTCATAGGTACTGGTGGTGTACAATATAGGCAGAATGGTGGTCAAATTGGTGATGGTGGTGGATTAATGGTTGACCCATCAAACCTAGCTCAAGTTTTGAGTGAATTTGATATTAGTTTTCGGGGCGGTTTAGACGCGACAGTCAAAGAATTGCAGGGCATTTCTCAATCATTTACCAGTTTATCTGAAAGTTTTAAAAATATCAATATGACTCATACATTTACGGGTGATATGACATTAGCATTTAATATAACTAATAAGGACGCATTGGCAAAGGCTGTTTCTGATGCAACTTCAGACACAATGAAGGGTCTGATTCAACAGGCTGTTGACCAAGCTGTTATAAAAATTAAAGATGGACCAGCAACATAATGCAAGATTTCTTCAAATACGATAAGATACAGGGCGGTGCTCCTCTTTTTATGAAGTCGGATAATGACGGATCAAAAGATGAGAATAAGCGAGGACTTCCGTTAGGTATTAAAACAACTGCTCAAGGTATTAAGCATTTTACTAGTTGGGACAATATCTCTAATTCTATAGAGGCCCGTAACACAACTAGATTTGATGATGCTCAACCAAACTCATTGCGTTTTTCAATGAATAATGCGAGAGCTGCTTATGAATTAGCCGATGGTTCAAATATCTATCCTGTTGCCAGACCCTTAGAACCAGAACATGGATTGTTACATAGAGAGTTTTCTAAAGTATCTTTTGAGGATCGCTGGGAAGCTAACGACATTACCATATTAGATGATATTGCTTTTGTATCTTATGAAGACTATTCAGATGTTCACAGGCATGACATAGATCTGAAGAACCAAGATGGTATCTTGCGGCAGGCATCTACTTTTGTTGATGCTACCAATAATCAAACTATAATTTCTAGTATGTGTTTGTCAACCGACTTTGGAAGAATTGATGAAATTTTCCCACTTGGAGTTCAAGACACAGATAATTCCCCAAAAGCAAAACTAGCATTAGACTTTGCATCATTTGACAACACAATCTTAAAAATTAAGTTTACACAAACATCTTCGGGTGGTGCATCTTTTAATGATGGTGTGAATACTCAGGCTGATTGGATTGGCG